TTCTACCTATGTTGAAGCAGTTGAAGGAAACAAAACACGGTTCACCATTCACAGATATGGAAGATGTACCAGAACATCTGCGTGGTACAACTACTGAAGATTGGGAACCTCAATTTACTTTTGATTTTTATGAAGAAGGTAAAGTAAAAGAAGGCATAAATGATATTCATGCCCGATGGGATTGGATCATGAATGAAATGATATTTGCATTCGAGATGAAAGTGAAAGATGATTGTTCAGCATCTTGGGAAGAATGTCAACGAATGGAAAACGGTTTTCGTTTATTTGGTAAATACTATCAAGGACTATGGGATTAAAAATGACTGCAAAAACATTTCCAAAAATTGACGTATATTCAACAGGTGGTGATTTTGTTACTCCTTATGGGGAAACTAAATTTCTTAAAGGTAGTGGTCGAAAAAAAGATCGTAATATTGACACTTGGGAAGACAAGCGTCAAAATCGATTAATCAAAGAATGGTTAGAGTCTCGCAAGAAAAATAAAAAGAAATAGTGAAAGCTTTACTCGAAATCCTTCCGAAGCTGTTAGAATTAATGCCAGAAATTGTAAAATTTCTAAAATATATTCCTATTCTAATGGTTCTCGCAGGTATCGGTTATGGTGTATACTATGCAACACAGAACTATCGTGATCCATATAAGTGTTTCAACAATGAAATATATGAACAGCTAAGAGTTGATTCGGATGTTTATGTATTCAAAGGCGGTTATTGTATCACTGGTCAAGAAAATAAAGACTAAATAGATATACTGGCATCACACACATATTCGCCAGTATTACACACACAGGAGAAACACATGAGTAATTTGACACCCTTTGAGATTCGTCTCGAATTATTGAAAATGGCAAAAGATATGCTTTCCGAAGATTACCACGGAAAGTGTCAACAAATAAGCACTGATTGGACTGTTAAAGTCGAAACCGCTAAACTAAATGGCGGTCAGATTCCAGACCATCCTGTATTCCCACCATACCCCCCAGAAGCAGAGATCATCGCAAAGGCACAAGCCTTGAACGGTTTCGTTTCTAACATTTCAGTAGATAAACCCAAAGCAAAATCATCTACCTGACGGGACAAGAGGTGCTTCGGCACCTCCCTAACTAACAAGGAGAAATAATGCGTTTTTTAACCCTATTACTGTGCGCGTGTTTTGCGTCATTCATTTTATTTTTTGGTCAGACTATGGCACAGATTGTTGTGCCGACTAAATTGAATGTAGAACTACGCGATCTAACCAAAGAAGCAAGAACTGAGATTGAGTGTCTTGCACAGAACATTTATTTTGAGGCAGCACAAGAACCTAGAGAAGGACAAATTGCTGTTGCTCATGTAACCCGTAACCGTATGATTAGTGGTAAGTATCCAAACACATACTGTGGTGTAGTAAAGCAAAAGACATATGGAGTATGTCAATTTTCGTGGTTCTGTGAAGAACGAGCCAAAGCAATTATTAATAGAAAAGCATTGACACCTGATAGCAATTTGTTATATAATAATATTGTGGATTTGTCATTAAATTTTTATTTAAATCCAGAAGATTATGATGACCCATCTAAGGGGGCATTGTTTTATCATGCAGACTATGTTAAACCGACTTGGAATAATATGAGAAGGACTGCCTATATCGGTAGGCACATTTTCTACAACAGAGTAAAACAAAGGAACGTTTGATGGCTATATTAAATAGTAAAAAGGAGAAGTTGATGATGGAGCAATTACAACAGAAAAGTTTGAATGTTATAGTAATCTTTTCGATTACGTTGGTAGTGCTTTCAGCCATAGCTGCATTTTGCATCTATAATATCAATGAGCGTAAATTGATGGCATCTAACATTGAAAATGCAATTGTAAAAGGTATTGATCCGTTGTCAGTGCGCTGCTCCTATGCTAGAGGTGATGATATAATTTGTATAACACATGCAGCATTTGCGGGGAAAAAATCTTTTTAAATGGGGGTGGGGACTATGTATAAACAACAAGCACTTGGAGGTTACCATAATAATGATGATGATCTTTGTAGTTATAGTTTTAGTTTTACAGACAGACAAGGTACGCATGTAAACATGTCATTTCAGGCAGAACCTGAATATGATTTGTCTGTTGTATTTCAGCAATTCAGGAAATTTCTAATTGCATCGGGTCATGATGTTGAGAATGAAATTGGTGAAATATATGAAGATGAATTGGAAGATGCTGAAGATGAATGGGTGGGGCAACACGACTCACAAATAAAAGCAGATAAGTTCACGATGGATAACTTACCTAACAATGGTTGGCCATTTGGGGGTTTGACAACGGCAAGCATTGCTACATTAACTACTGCTGATATTGCACCACTGACAGTAACAAATCTTGATACGAATCAAACATACTCATACAAAGATAGGTATAGTACATTTCCAACAATGGCACCGTTGACACAAGAGCAAATTCAATCGTGGTCTTTCAGTAGTGCAGACATTAAATCATTGACAGTCAGTGACATATCAAATTTTAAAATGCCTGGCACTATTGGTGGCGCGTCAGTAAAGTTTTAATATGCCCACAAAAGAAGAGATGATGAAATTTGCAGGTGAGATAGAAGAAATCGTCGCAACTACGGATTATAATTATCTGGAAGCTATCGTAGAGTATTGTAATAAAACGGGTTTGGAGACTGAGGTAGCAGCAACACTCATCTCTCCAAACTTAAAAGCCAAAATACATGAGCAAGCTGAAAATATGAATATGTTGAAAACTAAAGGTAGTCGTTTACCAATATGACAGGCTATGAGGCGTTTTGTTTATTTTCCTCACTCAAGTTGCACTTTACACAAGAGCAGTATGATTTCCTGAAGGATCGAGGCAAATCAAGAACAAGTGTAGAGGCATTTGAGAATCGAAAAGACAAGTGGCAATTCTATAAACTTTCTCGTCGGTGTTCTAACGAACAGATGATGCAGGATTTTTTGGTTGCCAACTTTATTGCCGATTCGAATGTTTGGGTGGGGAATCTATTGCAGGATGAAGCAGAACTTTGCTATCGTTCTAGACAAAAAGTCGTTCAGTCATTAACGTATACTTTTACAAATGACATAGAAAATTTGTTTGACAGCAACCCTAATGCTATGTTACAGTGTAAAGATGGGCAGTATCCAGATTTGTTGCAGAAGTATTTACACAGTGAGATTCAATTAGAGACAATGTGTGTACTGAATTCTATTCTTGGATTTATTTCAAGATGGGATAAACAAATCTCGGATACGATCCACTATCCAAAAGTAAGTTTGCGGATAAAGAAGTACACTCCGTTTATACAGTTTGATTTGACGAAGTACAAATTATTATTGAAGAAAACTTTAAATGAAAATACAGAAAATATATCTTGATATGGATGGTGTATTAAGTGATTTCACCAAACGTTATAAAGAGTTGTGGAAAATGAATCCAGAACCTAATCGTGAGCGTAGTGAAAAACGTGATCATAAATGGGATGAATTTGTTAGCGGTAATAATTTTGAAACATTAGAGTGGTATCCTGGCGGTCAAGAATTGTTGAAGTATGTTCTTTCACTGGATATACCAATAGAGATTCTTTCTTCTTCTGGTGGTCGTACACACCATGAAGCAGTTAAGAAGCAAAAGGAGATGTGGTTGAAGAATAATCATATCGACTTCAAGGTAAACATAGTTCCTGGTCGTGCCCTGAAAGCTGACTATGCAAAGCCTGATGTGATACTAATTGATGACACGCAGGATGTTATTGATGATTTTAATATGGCAGGTGGCATTGGCATCATTCATAATGATCTAAACAAGACTTTAAAAACTTTAAAGTCAATCGTGGATGATGCATACACAGTAGTTGATAATGAACAAAGTGGACAAGACGTTATACATTCTTAATATACGAGGTAAACAAATGGATTTAGAAAAACTCAGACGCAGTAGCGACATCAGTGTTCTCAATAAAGAAATTCAGAAGATGTCGGAAGGTGGTTACGATAAAGAAGATAATCGTTTTTGGAAACCTGAAGTAGACAAAGCAGGAAACGGTATGGCGATCATTCGTTTCTTACCAGGACCAGCGGTTGATGGTGATGATGCAATTCCTTGGGTGCGTACATACAAACATGGATTTAAATCATCAACTGGCACTTGGTTGATTGAGGAATGCCCAACAACGATTCAACAAAAGTGTCCGGTATGTGAACACAATTCTATTCTTTGGAATTCTGGTGTGGAAGCAAATAAAACTATTGCTCGTACACAAAAGCGTAAACTTACCTACATTGCAAATATTCTG